TGTAAAGCGTTCTGATAGTTTTAAAAATATAGAAGAATACTATGTAGATGAATGTGAAAAAGTTCATAGTGATAGTCATGGTAGATTAATAGTAGGTAAACATCAAGTAATAGGTGGTATTGCTACGTTACAATCTGAGTTTCCTGATGAGTCAAATACTAAAGCAGAAATAAAAGCGTGGTANGATATNAGAAGTATTACGTATAGTGATAGTGAAACTAAANCAGAATTANTATCAAGAATTGTAGAAAATTTTGGTGCAAAACATATAAAGAAATGACATTAGCAGAAATATATAATAAACAAAATGGTGTTCAAAAAAAACAAGAACAACCTTCTCCTAAAAAAGAATTGGTTATACATATGCCAGAAGTAGCAATGCTTATTAAACATTTAGATTTATTATATACTAAAATGTTAATGCAAGATGAAACAAAAGAAGTTAGTTGGTTTAATAATGGACAAGGAATTAAACAATCAGAAAGTGTTAATTAAATGAAAAATCCTTTAGCAACATTTTATTCATGGCAAGTTAGTTCAGGAGCATTAGATGGGTGGACATCCTATCATCTAGCAGCTGGATTATTTATAGCAAAAGTAGCACAATGGTTAGGTGCATCAGATTTATGGGCAGTCTTATGGGTACTTATAATAGGTATAGCATGGGAAATATTTGAAGTGTACGTTGAAGGTACAGAAGAAACGTATGGTACTAAACAAAGATGGGCAATTAATACTGCATCAGATATATTTGTTGAGGTAGCAGCTGCTTGGTGGATGGTATTGTGAAAAAAGATTATTCAGACATAATGAAAATAATAATTTTTATGGGATTGTTTTTTTTACTCTTTATATTTATGGCTTGTGATAGTGGATGGTCAATAGCTGGTTATGAGGTATGAGTGATGGCAAACCTAAAACGGCAAGGAGCTATCGTGGAACTATACTCTCTGACAACGCTATTATATCTATTAATATTAAGTGGGCTATGCAAGTGCTTGCTCTTGTCGCTGGACTTGTTTATTCGTACTTACAAATTGAAAACCGAATTGGTGAACTTGAGCGAAGAGTTGAACTTGCTGATACCAACATTGAAGACCTTGTAAGTAAGCACATAGAGGAAGAAGATAAAAAAATAACACAAATGCAAGAACAATTAGAATGGTACGAAACAGAATTAAATTTAAACCCTTTAAGTTGGGGAAAGAAAAAAAGGAAAAGAAAGTAATCTTAACTGAAGATGACTTTAATCATAACTATTTTATTAACAGGGAACTACGAAGAGTCCGATGAAAAAAATCCCATATTATTGCATATTTTGTAATAAACCAAAAGGGGAAATATATCTTGGAGTCTGCGAAAAATGTATTAAACAAGAAAAAGAATAATAATGAACTTCATGGAGATTTACAGCGAAGCGGGTATGATAGGTGTCGTAGGGGCTTTATTAGTGTACTTAGTATACTCAATGAGCAAAAGAGGAAACGAGCAAGCCAACGCAATAGAAGAACTAAAGATAGAAAACAAGGGACAGAGTGAAACACTTGAAAATATGGAAGGAATGGTTATAAAATTAATAGACAGATGGAATAAGTCTGATGAAAAATTAGATAGAAAATTTGATGACTTAACGAAAGAAATAAATGACTTAGATAATCAGGTATCTGAAATCAAAGGAGTTATAAGCAGATTAAATGGAAAACACTAAACCAATATCAGATAGTAGTGCGATGACTATAAGTCTTCCAATGATTATACAAGCTGTTACGTTTGTTGTTATGTTAGTTTGGGGATATAGTCAATTAAATGCTAGAATTTCTTTTTTAGAATATCAAGTAGCTATGAATGAAGAACATATTAATAATATAGAAGAAGATGCAGAAGCTAATCAAGATGCTGAAATACCTGCTGATATTAAACAAAACGAAAGAATTAAAGTATTAGAACAAGAAGTAGAAAGATTAAGAAATACATGAAATTAAATACAAACATATCAATAGAAAACATTATAACAATCATTGCTTTAATTTGTTCCGTGACGTTAGCATTTGGATTTATGAAATACGATGTTGATTTATTAAAAGAAGAATTAGAATTAAAAGCAGATAAGAGAGAAGTAATTGCCGATAGAGAACTTATTGCTTATAAACTTGATGTAATTATGCAAGATATTGCAGAAATAAAAGAAACACTAAAGGAGAATAAATAATGGAATGGTTATCGTTAAGTAACGCAGCATATTTGGCTGCTATTTTAATTGGTGGTTACATGAGTGTAGTTGCTGTAAAGTGGAGACCTATCTTAAAAGAATTTAAAGAAGTAGCTGAAAGATATAATGAAGCTATGAAAGATGGTAAACTTAGTGCAAAAGAAAAGCAAGAGATTGCAAAAGAATGTATGGACATCTTATCTGTAGCAATTAGAATGGTATGGGGTAAATAATGCCTTCACAAAAAGTTAAGAAAGAAAAGAAAAAAGAAGAACCTATAGTCGAAGTTGATGAAACAATGATACTTGTTTTAGATAAACTAAGTGAACTAGAAGAAAGACTACAAAAAGTAGAAAGTCGAATGGGATTATAATGGCTCGTAAACAAGGTAATATGCCTGCTAAAAATAAAAAGAACTTTCGCTCCACTAAATCTGGAGCTGGAATGACACGAGCAGGTGTAGCAGCTTATAGACGAATGAACCCAGGTTCTAAGTTAAAGACAGCAGTAACTGGTAAAGTAAAAGCTGGTAGTAAGTCAGCAAAACGTAGAAAAAGTTATTGTAGTCGTTCTGCAGGTCAAATGAGAATGCATAACATTAGTTGTTCAAAAACTCCTGATAAAAGAATTTGCGCAGCTAGAAGAAGATGGAAGTGTTAATATGTCAAAAAAAGATGCGTGTTATTATAAAGTAAAAGCAAGATACAAAGTATGGCCATCAGCATATGCTTCAGGGGCATTGAGTAAATGCAGAAAAGTTGGAGCAGCTAATTGGGGTAATTCTAGTAAAAAAGGTAAGAAGTAATGAATAAAAAAGTAAAAGCACCAAAAGGTTATCATTGGATGAAATCTGGTAGAGGTGTAAAACTTATGAAAAATCCAAGAGGTGGATATAAAGCTCATAAAGGAGCTAGTCTTACTGCTTCATTTAAAGTTCAAACAATTCCTCATAGAAAAAAGAAGTAGTGGCTAAAGAAGGATTAAGAAAATGGTTTTCTCGCAATCAAGGTAAAGGTTGGGTAGATTGTAAAACTGGAAAACCATGTGGAAGACGCAAAGGTGAAAAACGAAAAGGTTATCCCGCTTGTAGACCTACAATGGCTCAATGTACATCTGCAATGAAAAAGAAAACGAGCAGTAAACGAATAAGTTGGAAATAGGAGTATATTATGAAAAAAGGTAAAAAAAGTAAACGATGTGGGATAGGTAAAATATCTGATGGAAAAGGCGGTTGTCGTAAGATGACAGCAAAAGAAAAAAAATATCTTAAAGGTCAAGTTGCAGGTATGGCAATTGGTGGAGCTAAATTAGGAAGTATAGCATCAGGATTATCTACAAAGAAATATAAAGATAATTTAGCAGGTGGAGTAGCTGGGGCTATCGCAGGAGGTATTTCAGGATATAGGTCAGCTAAAAAATCCATTAGAACTAAAAAATATAAAAAATAATGTCTGACGTTATAGGATTAGCAGATGTATCTAGTAAAGATACAGGTCGTGGTAGTTCTTTAAAAACTGGAGGCATGCGTAGAACATATAATAAAAGGAAAAAAAAGATGCCAAGTAAAATGAAATGTAAAACAGGTTGGAAAGCAATGGGTTATAAATCTATGTCTGATTGTCAAAGTTATGGCAAAAAGAAAATGACTCAAAAACCAGATACTAGTGTTAAAGAAGAAGGTGCTAAAAGAGGAAAAGATAGAGCCATAGCTGCTAATGCTAGAATGAAAAAACGATTAGCTAAAAACAGAAGTTCATATTAATGAAAATAGATGTAGACTTATTTGCAGACGATACAGGCTTTGGTGACACAGTCGGTAGAGCAATCAATGTAGTTACTAGAGGAAAAATAA